GCATAAATACTTTTGTATCAGATTTATTGCCTTTGGTGATCGAAGAGCTAAGCTCGATCAAGCCACCCGCTGGTATCAAATTACCAGTGGCGTCGAGTACGTCACTCCAACGTAATCCTGCAATCTCTTTCGAGCGCAAACCACACTTGAATGACATAGCTAAAATAACGGTGTCACGTTTGGGGTTCAAACCCATCGCTACAATGTCACGAAGATTTTCAAATTGTTCATCAGTTAGAATTTTTGCACGTTTCGTAGCCATGGCGGTCTCCTATAAAATTGATCTTGCAATTTGTTAGCACAATCAATTTAAGAAAACAACCCCTATTCTATTTCAAGAACTTCTTCCGTTTCATCCACCGGTGTTAGATCACGCATACCATGCTCCGGGCAGTCTTTATTATACACATCGATCATCTTACCATCAGGGGCAATCAGGATGATGGCTGCTGCTTCCAACACTTCTTTACACGGACAGTCTTTGTTTTTGTTAAAGAACTTCTGTGGCTTTTTCATTTGTTAACACTTTCTTAACCATATTAATTTTTTAAGAATAACACAGTTGACACCAAAAAAGCAATTGTCTATAAGGGTGGCACACAACACGAAAACAACACAGGAGACCACACAACATGAAGACCCTTAACACACAAGAAACAGCAGTAGTATCAGGCGCAACAGAAACTAAGACGCTAACAATCGCTGCAAACTCGAAAGCTTTCAAAGAGCTTATCTCTGGTATTTATTCTGATAAAGAATTTGCTATCACTCGCGAACTATTTGCAAATGCATGGGATGCCCACGTTGACGCAGGTATTTCTTCACGTCCTTTTGAGGTTAATGCTCCAAGCGATTTTGACCCGACATTCGCTGTACGCGACTTTGGTCCTTCAATGTCCCATGAGTTGGTGATGAATCTTTATTCACAATTGTTCATGTCAACAAAAGATAACCCAAACAGCGATGAAAGCAACAAATTCACAGGCAAGTTTGGTCTTGGTTCAAAAACACCATTTGCTTACACGGATGCATTTCAATTGAGCACATATAAAGATGGCATCGTGAACAACTACGATATCTTTATGAACGATGGCGTCCCACAGATTTCTCTTTTCTCAACACAACCAACGGATGATGAAGATGGTGTACGTGTTGCATTTCCTGTCGAGAAAGCCGACTTTCATTCATTCTATCGTGCCATTAGAACAGCAAGTGAAGGTCTTGATGTTTTACCAATTATCAGTGGTTTTTCGATTGAGTTGAAAAGAGACGAGGTTGTATTATCTGGTTCGAATTTCAAATACTTTGGTAAAAACGTTGCACAATCTTCGTATAATGGTTTACGTGTTCGTCAGGGAACTGTTATCTATCCATTGAACAGCAATGCTATTGCCAATCTACCTAATGATCTTTTTAGCTTCTTTTCTTTCAACATGCAGATTGATGTACCAATTGGTGATCTGGAAGTGAACACCGCACGTGAAGCCTTATCATATGATGAACGCACACAAACAAACCTGATCAAACATCTTCAGACAGCCCATGATGAACTACGAGATAGCATGTCTGCATCATTCAAAGGTGTTAAAACATACGCCCAGTTTTGCAATGTTCACAGACAGCTTTCGGAGAATTTTGACAATTATTTCTTCCAAGCAGTAAATGGCGGTCTGAATTTTCGCGGCAAAGAATTCGCGAAGTATTTAGCTTTTAAGATTTATTCAAAAATGGTTGGACCTGAAAATAAAGATGGCAATGGTCTGACCCTATCTTTTTCTAAAAAGCGGTTTGACAGTGACTATTGCCTGTATTCTTCAAGTGATATTAATTCTTTGAGTGTTATGTCTTTTCGCAAAGGAAGGGGCGTCAGCGATTCTTTCTCTGAAACCAGAGAAAGCAAGAAATCAAAGCTTGGAATGTTTAAAACTATCACATTTACATCTGGTAAATCATTTTCAGTTGTTTTTGAGAGAATTGTAGACAACAAACCATTGTTTAAAAGTGCATCACGTTTCCGTAAGATTGCAAAAGAGCTTAATAAGCTAAAAGGTCGTGAGGTTCTTTGGATACGTACAACTGGTGACGACAGAAACATCGAACGCCAGAAAGCTGAACTGTTGGTACAGCTAGGTCGTCCTAAAATTCAATTCATTGATCTTGCTGACATTGAAATTGAAAAAGGCGAAGCTGCTGAAAGAATAGTAGTTAAGCCACCAGAATACACAAATTATTGTAATTCTTATTACAAACCTTTCCGCGACCCACTCCCGTCTGACCCCACACCACAGGAAGCTTACTACATCAATCGCTATGCACGTGAACCAATGACCAAGCGCCATCTAAGTACGCTTATAGCCGCTCTGCGAAAGCTACAGGCGGCAAACATAATTCCAGACTTACCTATCATTGGGGTTAATTCTTCGCAGTCCAGCAAAATCAAAAACTTCCCCGGTTGGAAAGAACTTGAAAGTGTTATCGAAGAAAATATTGCAAAACTGATCAATAAAGATGATGTTGTAACTATGCTTAAGAGTAAGCTTGTGAAAGAGGTAACGTCTCTTGATACGAACTATCCTCTTAATAAAATGAATAACCTACTTCAGTATAATCAACATATCTCTGATAACAAATTGTTAGATGCCCATGGCTCCAGAAATGTCAAACTAGGCAATCAGTGGGCAATTCGTCAGGAAGCAAAGAAGAATGGTATATGGGATTTGTACGCCTTTATGCGTGAATTCACCGAGCGGAAACAATCATACGTGAATAATAAGATTGAAGTTGCTCTTGCTATTATGGGTTCTGAAGAACTCGAAGCAATGTTCCCACAGGAATATAAAGTTTATTCAAATAAATTGGAAAGTATCGTTTCTCGTATTGATGAATTTAATACCAAATACGAGCTGCTTTCATACTTGAATGTGCATGGCGATGATAGCATTTTCGCTGTAAGAAAATATCTTGGTTTGATGAAATAAGTCATTGACAAACACTTCCCCCTATGTTTTATGGGGGGAAGATTTAGATTAACATAAGAAAAAAGGAGTTTACATATCATGGCTCAAGTAGCTTATCGCATGTCCACCAAGAGCATTACTTTGATGCTTAACAATCAACCGGCTATCATACCGTCTTCGCATATTAATTTTGACGAAATCAAATCTGAATTGATGAAAGATGTGCACGACGAAGATCGCATCGCAGATTTGACAGACCTTATCAAGGCAATCAAAATTGCAAGTGCTGGTCGTGTTGAAGTTTACAATTCAAAGGTTTTGTTTGACGGTGTTGAATGTCACAATTTCCTTGCAACACGAATTCTTCAACATGCACACAACAAGCTACCTTTTGAGCCGTTGATGCTGATGTTGACAAACCTGATGGATAATCCGAACACAGAAATTCGCAATGATTTGTTTGCATGGTTGGAAGCTGGCGATATGCCTGTGACTTCAGATGGACATATCATCGGTTACAAATATGTGCAGGATGATTATTATTCTGCTCACATTGGTACTAATGGTAAGGTGTTCCACGGTCTTTATGAAACAGTGTCTATGCCACGCGGTGAATGTGATGAAGATCGCAAAAGGACATGCTCAACTGGTCTACACTTCTGCTCATTCGGATATCTTGGACACTACTCTAAGAACTACCGTATTATTATCGTGAAAGTCAATCCCAAGAACATCACAGCCATTCCTGACGAATACAATTTGCAAAAAGCCCGGTGCTGTGAATACTATGTGATGGGCGAAATCACTGAAGATTTAGCTGATCATTATCGTGGTACAACCATCACTACACCTGAAGGTAACACAAGCGAATTCACACTTAACGAAGTTGAAGACGTTGATGGTGTTGAAGAAGAGACTTTCTACGCCAACGCCGGCGAAGGACGGGACGAAGGTTTTGTATCACCGAGCGGTTATAAGTCTCTTGCCACACCCGCAGGTATTGATGCTTACAAAGATGAAAAAGCTGATGCCAAAGCGCATAATGCTAAAGTGAAAGCAGCTCTTAAAGACAAGTCATTCACTACCCGTCAAGGTGTGAAGATCAAAGCTTACAAATTGTTCAAAACTGTAGGGTTGCATGGACAACGTGGTGCCTCCAAAAAATTAGGTATACCACGGACCACAATTCAAAGTTGGTTGCTTAGTATTCTAAACGAGACTAAGTAATCCTCTGGACAGGCGGACGTGTTGTGTGTGACCGCCTGTCCACTCATTCAATTAGAAAAAAAGAAATAAAGGAAAATCAAAATGATTTGTTATAAAGACAAGACGTTTTGTTCAGCTTATCAGGCAGACTGTCCTGCAATCATCCCAACAAAATAAGGAGACCCCTCTTGCCAGTAATTTATCAAAAATTCATATATCGCGAAGACCTCGAAAGCAATCCAGACTCAATGTATCTGTTTGGAGATAATGACAAGCGCACAGGCTATGGCGGTCAAGCCAGAGAAATGCGTGGAGAACAAAATGCCATTGGTATACGCACAAAGTGGATTGGCTCAAATTCTAAGGCTTCGTTCTTTTCAGACAAAGACTTTGACTTTATTGCAGTCATGATCGAAGAAGACTTGGAACCAGCAATTGCTCACCTTCGCGCCGGTGGCATACTTGTCATACCGCTCGACGGACTTGGGTCAGGGCTGTCACGTTTGCCAGAAAAGGCACCCCGCGTAAATGAGTTTCTTGAAGATCGCCTTGAAGAGCTTGAGCGTGTCACTACGATTGATTGGAACAGGCGCTAATGATGTTAACTCCATCGGAGAAGTTCCAAAATCAGTTAAAAGAAGAAATCATTGACAACAGGTTAGCTGTCAGTGGGTTTATTCATATGATGGTTGGCGACTTAATTGGTGAAGGTGAGACACGAACAGTCTATGATTGTGCCCTGTCCCCTGCACTTGTTATCAAGCATGAACCAAATCAAACTATGCATAATGTCCTTGAGTGGGAAATTTATAAAGATTTGGAAGGCAACAAAAATAAGCTGAAAAAATGGTTGGCTGAACCTGTAATGCTATCCCCATGCGGACGTTGGTTGATAATGGAAAAAACGTCACCACCACCACCCAGCTTTATCTATCCAAAGAAAATGCCAAAAGCACTACGTGATTTTCATAATGAGAATTTTGGTCTTATCGACGGAAAGTTTGTGTGTCATGATTATGGAAGCATTCCACTGATCACCGACCCGGAATCAAACAAACGTGTTAAAGTGAAATGGCGTAGGTATAGCGGAGAAGTTTGATGCGTATCGAGAAGCACAGGAACAAGTTTGTTGCCTATATACCGTTCAGCATGAAAGAGAATTTCAGGGACGGTGGATGGCTTTGGGACAAAGACCTGAAAAAGTGGATAACCTTCGACATAAAGAAGGCTGCCTTGTGGCACGATTTTGCTGTCGGTGTGGCACGCAAAGAGCTTGACGACTATAAGTCTGGTCTGACAGGCGCCGTTGCTGACTCGATGAAAGAAGAAAGTGACTTCCACGTACCAACACCGGACGGTTTGAGTTTATTACCCTTCCAGATCGCCGGTGTTGAATACGCTGTCAAACGAAAAGACACGCTAATTGCTGACCCGCCGGGTTTGGGCAAAACTGTTCAAGCTATTTCATTCGGGAATTATATCAAAGCACGGCGAGTGCTGGTAATTTGTCCATCATACCTCAAAGTTAACTGGTCTCGCGAGTATAAGAAGTGGGATATGTTGGGTTTGAGTGTGGGTATCGCAACAACTGTGCAAAAAGACAAGCTAGGGTCAAACGGGGACCCCCTACGAAAGCCGGCAAAGGAAAAAGGGCGTCTTGGTGCCAAGATTAAGTACAGCGCTCCTGTGTGGCCTGATACGGACGTTGTGATCATCCATGACAACCTTATGCCTGTATTCTATGAGAAAATTCAGTCAATACGATGGGATTTGTTCATCGCAGACGAAGTACAGGCGTACACAAACGCCAAGGCTGCACGCTCCACATATGTTTGGGGTGGCGGCGCAGGTAAGAAACGAGTGAAACGACCACCAGCAAAGAGACGTATGTTTTTGACCGGTACCCCGATAACAAAAAACCCATACAATATGTGGGTATTTTGCATGAATTTTGACTATGAGAACCTTGGTCGCAACTGGAAGAAGTTTATCTTCAGGTATTGTGCTGCATACAAAGACAACTTTGGCTTGCACTGGGACGGTGCTTCAAACCTTGAAGAGCTGAACTTCAAACTACGTGAAGCTTTCATGGTGCGCCGAGACAAAGTATCTGTGCTTAAAGACCTACCACCCAAGCGCCGGGAACTTATTGTCCTACCTGATGATGGTCTGGCGAAGCAGGTTGCTGCCGAGGTGAACTACGTTGGTGAAATGATGAAAGACTTCGAAGCAATGGTGGGCGCCGTTGATCTTGAAGACGAAGAACAAACCTTGGATGCGTTGCAGAATTTATTCCCGTCTGACACGTCAAACATGAGCTACGAAGACATTGCCGACCTCATGACGAATGAGCAGGTTGTAGCTTTCGATGAAATATCTGAACTACGAAAGAAAATGTCTATTGCCAAGATACCTCTTGTCAAAAATCATGTGGACAATCTTTTACAAGGTGATGAAAAGATCATCATTTTTTGCCACCATAAAGCTGTTGCTGATGAATTGCACAAACACTATCCTGATGCTGCTTTCATCACAGGTAAAGTCCACGCGGACGATCGCCAAGCACAGGTAGACCGGTTCCAAGAAGAAGACGATTGCCGGTTGATCATTGGTAACATTGGTGCTGCCGGCACCGGCTTCACAATGACTGCTGCGAGTATCGTGGTGTTTGCTGAACTTGTTTGGTTACCGCACGAACTTGAACAAGCGGAAGACAGAGCATGGCGCATCGGACAAGAAAACCCTGTACTTATTCAGCACCTTGTTGTTCAAGGTTCTCTGGATGCAAGATTTATTAATCTATTATTAGAGCGAATGGACATGCAAGATCGTGCCCTTTCACCAGAAAAAGCTTTACAGAGATAAAAAAGTCGTGTATAAAGGCACCAAGATAACAACATAGGAGATTTCAAGACAATGATTGCAAACCCGATTTCAACATTCTACACTGCCTCTGGACACAGTTTCAACATCTTGGATATCGACCAGACTGATATCCGAATGAGCGATATTGCTGATGGACTATCCAAACAGGCGCGCTTTAAAGGTCAATATCAAGGTGACTTCATACTTTCTGTTGCGCAACATTCTGTATACGTGTCAATCCTTATTCGTGAGACCATGCAACAATTGGGTAAGTACACACAACATGAAATAAACCGTATGTCCCTCATTGGTTTGTTGCATGATGGTTCCGAAGCATATCTAGGTGATATGCCCACGCCTGTGAAGATTTACCTTCCTGACTTCGCTGCATTAGAAGACAAGGTGCAATCGGCGGTCTATAAACAATTTGGCGTTGAACCCACTGAAATGGAACTATCAATGATGCATTACTGTGACAGGCGCATGTTTGATATGGAAGCTCTGCTCATTGGTCGAGACCCGATTTATCGATACATGGCGGGTGATGAGGAATGTCTTGACGAAATAATGACAGACTATTTTCCTGATCACCATTGGTTTACGCCGCACGCCGCACGCAATGTTTTTCTAGGCATGGCACAGACCTGCCTCTTTGAATTGGAGCAATCACTTTGACAAAGAAAAAAGACCCGGCGATGGGTAATCTAGGCTATGATCGCATCGATGATGATTTCTACCCTACACCGCCTTGGATGATGGATGCAGCAATCCCTCAACTGATCAAGCACAATGTGATTGAGGTTGGCAATACTATTTGGGAGCCAGCTTGCGGTGAGGGACATATGTGTAAAGTCTTTCAGGCAAAGGGGTTTCACACTGTGTGCACTGATCTTGTCGATCGTGGTTATGGTATTTCAGGACTCGATTTCCTAAAAACCAATGAAATACCAGACGGGGTGACGTCGATCATAACAAACCCACCTTACAATCTTGCTCTTGAATTTGTTGAGCACTCTTTGGATTTAATGTCCAGCGTGAATGGTTCTGTCGCGATGGTGCTTCGAAATGAATGGGATAGTGCTCTGACTAGGCGCCACCTGTTTTACAGAAACCATTTCTTTAAAATGAAGCTGGTGTATACATCACGCCCAAAATGGGTTGTAGGTTCTACCGGTAGCCCAAGGCATAATTTTGCCCTATTTGTTTGGGATTTCAAAAACAGCTCGTATCCTATATTGGAATACGCTCACAGGAATGAGGAACATCGATGAACAAGTTTGAGTTGGTAATTCTTGAAAGCCCCTACAAGGGGTCAACACGCGAAATCATGAGAAACATAGCATATGCACGACGCGCTATGCATGATTGCTTAATGCGTAATGAGGCTCCAATGGCGTCTCATATGCTTTACACACAGCCCGGCGTCCTTGACGATGATGTGCTAGAACAAAGGCAGCATGGTATTGATGCAGGACTTGCATGGCGCAAGGTTGCTAAGAAGACCGTAGTCTATTGTGACCTTGGTATTTCAACCGGTATGCAATATGGTATTGATGCTGCCAAAAAATCAGGTAATCAAGTTGTTTACCGCCAAATGAATAAACAGGGTGACTTTGTTAGCTCTGTCATATCCCCAATAACAGGAAAGAAGTAATTATGGATAATGCAAACAGACCGGATGAATTGTCATACGATGAAATTATGGCGTTGTATGATAAACATGGCTCCGAGCGCAAGGCAGCAAAAGCTATGGGTATCCCGCGCACCACGCTTCAAAAGCGGAAGTATGATGCGTATAATGAGCGCTTCACAACACAACGGATGCGAACATCTATTCGTATTCAGCCGGGTGAAAAAACCATGCGCTTCATTCTAACGTCAGCTCAAGACAGTACGGCAATTCATTCAGAGTTTCTTACAAACCTTGAGGTGTATGCAGATTTTTGTGATGCTCAAATCATGGTTGCCGGTTATACCTATAACAAAGGCCTGTTTGAAGATCATTCAAAACAAAGTGGTGTTTATCCTTCGACCGTTTTACCATACCTTGTGGAAGATCGTATCGTATTTGGTGACACGCTGACGTTCTGCGCTGAAATGAATATCCTTCCTACAGCGGTCAATCCTCTTTCAGGTATGCAAACATATACTGGACCAATGAGTGGTATTATCCCCCATGCTAAAGTCCAGTTGGAAAGCATCCCTACGCAGAAAGGTGAACGACCTAAGATCATGCAAACGACAGGTACGCTTTCATTGCCAAATTATGTGCAAAAGAAAGCTGGTCAAAAAGCTGAACACTACCACGAAGTGAGTGCAGTTATTGTCGAACTCCTACCAGACGGTCGCCATTTTGTTCGTCACCTGCATGCCGATCGCGATGGCTCATTCCAAGACCTTGACATTCTAGTCTCTAATGGTGATGTTGAATTTGACCAACGCGTAGAAGGCATCACGTGGGGTGATATACATTGGGAAAAGCACGATAAAAACATTGCTGCTGCCTGTTGGGGTATGTTTAAACCAACGTGTGAAGTGATGATTGACGTGCTCAAACCAAAGTATTCATTCATTCATGACATTATTGATTTCATGCCGCGAAACCACCACAACATCAAAGACCCACATTTCAGATTTGAAATGTATACAAAGGGTACCGATAGTGTTGAGGAAACTATTGATGCTGCTGCTTATTTCTTGGAGGAAGTGCAGCGCCCATTCTCTAAGACAGTGGTGGTGGAATCTAACCACGATCTTGCGTTGCTAAAATGGTTGAAGACAGCAGACTATCGTGAAGACCCGGTGAACGCTAGATACTTCCTTGAACTTCAAACGGAAGTATACCGCGCCATTGAAGCTCAAGATAGCTCTTTCTCGATATTGGAATATGCGATAACCGCAGCCTTTTACGATATCGAAGATGCTCTATTTCTTCGTGAAGATCAGAGTTACCTAATTGCCAATGGTATCGAATGTGGTATGCATGGACACCTTGGCGCCAACGGGGCACGTGGACACATTGGTCAATATGCCCGGTCAGGTAGACGATCAAACTCTGCTCACACACACTCTGCCGCTATTAAGGATGGAGCATGGTGTGCAGGTGTTTCAGGGTCTATGGAAATGGGCTATAATAAAGGCTTGTCAAGCTGGTCACATTCGCATATAGTGACGTACCCGAACGGTAAACGGGCAATGATCACTCAATACGATGATGGTCTTTGGTGCGCTGATGCGGTGGTGGTTAATTAATGGCTGGCGCAACCGGCAAGCCGCCGAACAGGTATATGGACATTCTTGTGTTAGGGCAAACTAACACCAAAATACGAGATAGGTTCTATAATTTTCGAAGACTTAAGGTCGGAGATAATTATCACATTTATACGAACATAGGATTGGTGTTTTCAGCAATCCCGCCTACCAATAAAAACTGGCGCTGGTTCGCAGAGCTAGCTCGCATGGCAGAGGACAAAACAATCCACTGGTTGGATTAATACAGGAGACCCCGACTTGAAACTTAGACCCGCCAAATATGATACGTTGATATGGGACGTGGAGACTGATGGTCTTCTCGATGAACTGACAACCATTCACTGCCTTGTCATTCGTGAATTCGAGTCAGGGCAGGTTTGGCGTTTCCGTAAGAATAAAAAAGAAGACACCATTGAAAAAGGTGTTAAGATGCTCATGAATTGTAAGTCCATGGTCGGCCACAATATCATGGACTTTGATATCAACGCTGTCCGAAAAGTGTATACATATTTCGAACCCCACCCTGATTGCATTATCGAAGACACGCTGGTTTATACCCGGCTGATTTTTGGTGATCAAAAGACCCACGACTTTGTTTTGTGGAAGCGCAACCGTCTGCCCGGTCAACTTATTGGGCACCACGGTTTGGAAGCTTGGGGTTATCGTCTGAACTTACACAAAGGCGATTACATGAAAGATATGATTGCTCGCGCAAAAGAGCAAGGCATAACAGATCGTGACGAACAAATGCGCTTTGTTTGGGGTAAGTGGAATAAAGAAATGGACGACTACTGCCTTGGCGATGTGGACGTCAGCACCAGACTGTGGTCTCATTGCCTTCAGCAACGTTTCCCACAAGACCCGATAGAGTTTGAGCACGCCACGCATGCATTAGCAATTCAGATTGGTAACAACGGATTTCCGTTGAACATTCCTGAAGCTGAAAAGCTTGCAAAAGATATTGAAGGCAAAGCTGTTATCTTGGCTGACGAAGCTAAAGAACATTTTGGCTCATGGTTCTCACCGAAGAAAAAACGTATCACAAAGATGCTATGGGACGACCCCGAAGGTGCTAATAGAAAAAAAGAGTATGCACAGATACACCCTGAATTTGGTGAATACAAATCTCGCGCTGTATGGGGTCACGTCGAATTAGCCAAATCCGATTGTGCCTTCAAATCAACTCACAAGGTATCAAAGAAAAAAGCAGAAGATGGTTCAACCTATACCGTCAAACAAATCAACTACGACAGATTTGGTGATGCACCGGTATGCAAGCTGAAGGTGAAAGACTTTAATCCAACGTCACGTGAAATGATTATCGATCGCTTCACAACTGTTTATGATTGGGAGCCTATCGACTTCACAGAAAACGGACGCCCGTCGGTCAACGATAACGTTCTACACGGTCTGTCTGGTAAAATACCAATGGCTACCGAACTGGCGGAAGTATTCTATCTGAATAAACGCCTTGGACAGATTGCCACAGGTAAGAATGCTTGGCTCAAGCTTGTAAAACCTGATGGTATGATACACCACCGCCTTAATACTGGCGGCACTGTGTCTGGCAGGTGTGCTCACTCGTCACCAAACATTGCGCAGGTACCAAAGGTGCATAGCGCACGTGTGTTGATGGATGATGGTTCTATCAATCCAAAATTCCTCAAATCAACCGGTGAGCCAGAAAGTCATATCTTTGACAAAGTGAATGGCGGTTACCTGAAGTCTGCACCGGTTAAAGGTCGCACAGGTGATCACGGTTGGGATTGTCGTAATCTATTCTATGTTCCAGAAGGATGGCGCCTTGTAGGCTGTGATCTATCAGGTATTGAATTACGCTGTCTTGCCAACCTTGCCAAGCCCTACGATAATGGGTTCTTGATCAAAGAAGTGATGGAAGGTGACATTCACACAACCAACATGAACGCCGCTGGATTACAATCTCGCGATCAGGCAAAGACGTTTATTTATGCGTTGATTTATGGTGCTGGCGATGTTAAGATCGGCTCGATTGTTGCTCCAATGGTTAGTGTCGAAGAGCAACGCAGTATTGGTAAAGACTTGAAGGCAATGTTCTTTAGAAAGCTTCCGGGGCTAGCTCAAGCGGTTAAAGAAATTCAGAAACAGGCTTCCAAGAAATGGTTGCCGGGTCTGGATGGACGTAGACTACCAGTTCGTGCGAAGCACTCTGCTTTGAACTTGCGTCTGCAATCTGATGGTGCTGTGCTTGCGAAGCGCTGGATGCTATTATCTGATGATGCTTTCCTTGACGAAGGTCTCACACACGGATGGGATGGTGACTATGGTATCTTAGCTTTTGTCCACGACGAATTACAGGTTGCAGTTCGCGAAGAATATACGCAGTTTGCAAAAGACAGCATGATCAACGCGGCTCGCCTGTCAGGAGAATATTACAACTTTGCTATGCCTGTTGATGCTGAAGCAAAAGATGGCATGACGTGGGCACAAACACACTAATTGATTGACAAACACACAACACTAATATAAGAGAGACTTACATTGGATAACAAACCAAACACTTTTGGAAACGTCGCATTGGCTATTATTTTTCTGACATTCATTGTTGGTGTAGTTGACGCCTTTTTCGATATTGTGCCCGGCATTGACTCTATCGTCTTTACCGGACCATTTTTTGCCGTGCTTTTCATTACAATCATGATGCGCACGCTCCGTAAGGTGATCATCGATGCACTTGTCGAAGCTCACAAAATAAACATGCAATATGACTTCGACGTTATGGACGCTCAAACCGAACCCACAGCTAAAGACATATTCAATTATGAAGGGATAAAAACTAATGGGTAAGGCCATACTTGTATTTGATACAGAGACCACCGGCGCACAGGTGTTTGATGATTTCTCGCGACCTCAATCAAAGCCTATGCAATTCTTTGGAGCGATTTACACACCACCGGATGATTTGTCACAGTGGTTCGAACGCACAGATCGGGAACTCTTGATCTTGAATACAATGAAACCGATTGTTGAAGTGAACATTCGTATTCAGGTGGGTGATGAAGTAAAGGTCGAGGAAGGTGCAGTTGCAATTCATGGTATTTCACGTGACGAAGCAAACCGATATGGTATTTCAGAAGACAATGCCGCCCACCTGATAAGTGATTTGCTTGACATTGCTGATGTAGCTGTGGCACACAACATTGACTTCGATCGCAGGATTATCAATCACTTCTTGTATGATGTTAAAAGTGTGGAATTTCCATCTGCGTCCTTGTCACGCGGAGCGTTTGATGATATAGAGCAATTCTGTACCATGAAGACCATGACCAACGTGTGTAAAATCCCCGGTCGAAATGGTGGTTACAAATGGCCTAAGCTCATTGAAGCTTATCGTCATTTCTTCGGAAGAGACTTTGAAGGTGATGCGCATGATGCACGCGCAGACTCGATTGCATGTGCTCAACTGTATTTTGCCTATGAATATTTTCGTCAACTCAACATGATAAAATAGGAGACCCTATGCCAAAACTTGAAATTGAGAATAAGGTGAATGTGAAAACACCTCACATTGAAATGGTGTGCCAAAAGATCATTGATCAAGCACAGGCACACCTCATGAGCGTATCGCAATCCATCAACATGGATGCAATGAAACGTGCTTACAATGCCGGTTACGAAGTCGGACGAATTGAAGGCTTCGACAAAGGCTTGGATGCCCAAATAAAAGAGGACGAAACTGTTGATTGATTTCAAACAAATATTCGACAACTATCAAGCGACCCGTAAAAAGACTTGGGAGTTTGACCGCAAGTTGACTGTTGGTGCGTCGGAAGCATTTGCTTGCATTCGCAAGACAGGCTTTTCCAAACGTGCAGAAGAGTTTGGTTACGAAGAAGACCCCGGACACACAGACAATTGGGGTGCTGCCGAGCGTGGTAACTTGATCGAAGATCACTGGGTTGTACCAGCTATGAACCAAGAGCTGCCGGATGGCGTTGGATATCTCTATGCCGGTGAAGATCAAAAGACATTCGTGTCTGGATTGAATTCAGCAACACCTGATGGGCTGGTGTGCGATGTACCGAATGATTGCTTGAAGCTGTATGGCATCGATGATATTGAAAGCGATTGCTTCCTTCTTGAAATCAAGTCGGTTGACCCGCGCATCAACCTCACGACTGAAAAAGAAATACACCATGGGCAGACACAAATTCAGCTTGCACTCATTCGTGAGTTGACCGAATTCAAACCTATGTATGGTGTTATCCTTTACATCGATGCATCATTTCTTGATGATATCAATGTATTCCCGATAAAGTATAACAAGAATGCGATGAACGCCGCAAAGATGCGAGCGAACAAAGTATACAACGCTGAATCTTTAGAAGAGCTGGAACCAGAAGGAAAGAACTCTGGTGAGTGCAAATTCTGTAGCTTCACACATGCTTGCGCCAAGGTTAGCAAAGAAGCTATCCCTACCGGAAGCAATTCTGAAATCGATCAGTCAATTCTTGACGCCATTTATGACCTAGTTGTTCAAGAGCGTGAAGCTGATGAACATGAGAAAGGTTGGAAAGAGGACAAGGACAGACTGCGTGCTAACATCAAACAGATGATGGCAGACGTTGAGACCAAACTGGTATCTGACGAACGTTATACCGTTCGATGGACGTTCCAAGCTGGTCGCAAAACATTAGACAAACCGGCTTTGGAACAATCCGGTGTTGATCTTTCAAAATTTGAGACACAAGGTGCAGGTTTTGAGAAAATGACAATAAAACTTGTTGACAAGTAATTTATTGTCGTGTACCGTTCCAAATGAAAACGTCCTGTTGTCACCCGACAGCTTGACATAACACTTAAACACAGGAGACTTATTCCATGAGTAATGCTTTAACAGTTGGTGGACGTCCATCAATTATCGACCAGATCAATTCGGGCTTGAACCCGTTTGAAGATTTGGAGAAAGGTGGCGGCGATTTCTTTGGCGACTACCTTAAAATCAACGGCAACACCGGTGAAATTTCATACGGCAAAGACGGTACTGAATTGGACCCCGGATTTGAAGTTCTTGTTGATGTTGAATCCATCCGCTACGGTTGGCAGTGCTGGAAAGATAGCGAACCTATCGACGAGCGCACTGACTTCTTGATTGGTGGTGACCACGTTGCTGAAGGTGAACTACCTGATCACGGTCCTTATACAGACGAGCAAGACGGTTGGCGTGAGCTATACACGTTGCGCATGGTTCTGATGGGGGAAACACCTGCTGAAGACATTAAGCTGACGTATAACATTGCGTCCGGCGGTGGCAAGAATGCTCTGCGTAAGCTCATCAAAGCTTATATGAAGCAGGTTGTCATGAATGTTGGCGATGATGGTCAAGCGATGATACCAATCGTTGAAATCGATTTGGGTTCATTCATCCCTGCTGTGAAAAAACACGGTAAGAAGTATTTCCCTATCTTTACTCTCAAAGGTTGGGAAGAGCGCAGCGTAGCTATGGAAGCTTTCTCTGACGATGCTGAAGCTGGTGGTTCCGACGACTATGACGACGAGCCAGAACAGAAGCAGATTGCAGCTAAACCTGCAAAGAAGGGGAAGGTGAATGCCAAGCCGCCTGAACCTGAAATTGAGGACGTCGAAGATGAAAACGACGAAGGCAACTATGACGACGGTGAAGCAGAAGTCGAAGAAAAGACGCGCAAAGCTGCTCCAAAACCACGTGGTCGTGGCGAACGGGCATCAAGTGAAGCTGAAGACGACGACGCTGCTGAAGAAGCGGCACCAGCTCCACGTGGTCGCGGTCGAGGGCGTGGACGCTAAGTCCATCCTCTAAAACCTGTCCGCTGTTCCCGAACGGCGGACAGGTTCTTTTACAATCAAAAAAAGACAGGAGACTTTTAAAATGGACTTAACCCCGTTACAGGAGAGGTGTATCCGCGAAGCTGCAAGCTGGTATGGAGACACACAAGGAAACATTGGAGCGCCTGTATTCTATCTTGCGGGGTACGCTGGTTCAGGTAAGTCAACTGTGCTGCCATATCTCATTGAGAAGATGGGGTTGAATGCTAGCGATGTGGCTTTTTGCGCGCCGACAGGCAAAGCTGCAAAAGTTATGACAACAAAATTACGTGAGGTTTATGGTGAGATTGATCGAGCCAAAACAATTCATTCCACCATCTACGTGCCCGGCTCTCAAAAAGTCGATATGCTTGAAAAGCGTATTGAACACACCACGCACAAGTTGGCAGAGCTTCAAAGTAAAAGCGATGAATGGAATACGCTTAATAACGAACTCAAAAGCCTTGAAGCTGAACTTGATGCTGCATACAAGACCAAAGGTGAAATGGTATTCCATTTGAACCCTGATGCTGAAGTAGCACAGAAAAAGCTAATCGTAGTTGATGAAGCTTCTATGGTAGGTTCATCGCTGGCAGAAGACCTTAAGTGGTTCAATATCCCTATCCTAGCGATGGGTGACCCGCTACAGCTCCCGCCTGTTAAGGACAAGCATGGTTTGACCATTGGTAAACCAGACTTCTTCTTGGATGAAATTCACAGACAAGCTTTGGACAATCCTATTATCTGGCTGTCTCAACAAATACGCAAGGGCATAAATATTCAACATGGTTCACATGGCGGTCTTGTGCATATCGTTCGCCCGAAGGATGATGAATGGACAGTAAACATGGATTACAACGCGCAAGTGCTGGTGGGTACTCATAAAACACGATACCGCACTATAAAGAAAATACGTGACGCCATGGGATACAAAGGTATTAATGAACCACAAAAAGACGAGCTGCTGATCTTTGGTAAGAATTCAAAGAATTATGCGAATATGGTGAACGGCACTTTTGCTTGGGTGACAAAAGACGTTGAACCTTTTAAAGAAGGGGTCAATAACTGTATGGTGCATGTGGAAGATCAAGATACAGGTATCAAGTGTGCTGCACTGGCAGCCCAAAGCATATTCGAAGATCATTTCATCACATATGAGCGTAGTCAACGTGACCAAGCTAAAGCCTACTATGGGCTGCGGGATTATGAGCATCTTGATTTTGGTTATGCGATCACCGGGCACAAGTCGCAAGGCTCACAATGGGATAACGTTATCGTCCATGACGAAAGTGGTGTATTTCAACGCGATGCAGACAAATGGTTATATACATGCGTCACCAGAGCTGCTAATGAATTAATACTGGTTATGCGTTAATCACTCGAGACAGAAACTGAAATAGAAAGGATACTCAATGCGTAAGATAGTTGCACTCACAGGTCATAAGGGGTCAGGTAAAGACACTGCCGCCTTATACTTTATGAGCCGAGGCTTTACCAACATGAAGTTCGCCGGCGCCTTGAAAGATATGATTGCTACCTTGATTAAATATCAAGGAGGTTCCACTCGACTTATTGCGGACATGATTGAAGGTCATTTG